GTCCTTGCTCCTGCCATCAACAACCTGGCAGGTGCTGTCGCGGCGGATATCATGAACGGCACTGAAGGCGGCGTTTGCAACTATGTTGCTAACGTTGACGGAAGTGGCAATATCTTGAATCCAGTTGCTTCTACATACTTGAATGCCGGCGCTTCGCTGGATTCGAACTCCGCTCCGCTTGGTGAACGTAAGGTCGTCAATGACCCCTTCACACAAGCTCGCGTTGTTTCGAGCCTGGCAGGCTTGTTCAACCCGGTTCCTGAAATCAGCCGTCAGTACAAGACAGGCATGATGCAGCAGGCCCTCGGCTTCGATTGGCTGATGGACCAGACTGTTATCAAGCACACGTCAGGTACTTTCTCGGCAGGTACAGTTTCTACGGCTGGACAGACTGGAACGACTCTGTTGACGAACGCAATCACAGGTACTCTCGCCCAAGGCGATATTATCACGATTGCCGGTGTCTATCAGGTCAACCGCATCACCAAGACGACAACTGGCAATCTTCGTCAGTTCGTTGTTACGGCGCCTGCGGCTACCGGTGCGACGTCTATTTCCATCTATCCTGCAATCACGCCCGCCGTTGGTGGTGTCGCGGTTCAGTATCAGACGGTTACAGCGTCTCCGGCTCCTACCGCTGCTATTACGTTGGTTTCGCCTGCTAGCGTCACCTATCGTAAGAACATCGTTTACGCCCCTCAGGCGGTTACGATGGCGACGGCGGATCTCGAATTGCCACGCGGCGTGCATGAAGCTGCTCGTGAGGCGTTCGACGGTATCTCGATGCGTATGGTAACAGCGTGAACATTTGCGCTGTATAAATCAGGTTAATTGCTGGGACACCCTTAGAGCCCGAAAGGGATTGGGCAATCAGCAGCCAAGCGCCTAGAAATAGGTGAAGGTTCAACGACTATCCCGTAAGGGAGTAGGTTCCAAGTGGAACCCAAATGCCTGGAACAGGAAACTGTTGTGATATAGTCTTACCTGCATTGAAAGATGCAGCTGCCGAAAGGCGGATAGGTCCAACGAGCCTATTGAAAATCATTGATAATGTTTCTACCGATCAGTTAGCGAGAATGAGCTGATCTAAAACTGTGCTAATTGCTGGAAACTCTTTAGAGCCCTAGTATAGCCGAAAGGCGATGAACAAGTTAGGGATTAGACAATCAGCAGCCAAGCGCCTAGAAATAGGTGAAGGTTCAACGACTATCCCGTAAGGGAGTAGAGTTCAAGCGAACTCGAAATGCTCAGGTTAGATGAAAATCTAGCAAGATATAGTCTTATCTACACAGAGATGTGTAGCTGCTAAGGAGCAGGGTGGGAGTAGCTAACCCATTGAAAACAATAGTCATTACACGCTTGGATTAGAATAGTCCCGTCATTCGGTAACGAATGACTGAAAACATGGTGAACTCAGGGAAACTCTGACTACCGCAAGGTAAAAGACAATCCTGAGCCAAGCCGATGGAAACATCGGAAGGTGCAACGACTATCCCGAAGGGGAGTAGGGAGCAAGTGCTTCCGAAGCGCCATGCATCCTGAAAAGGATGATGATATAGTCTGAACTTACTGGAAACAGTAAGATTAGCGAAAGCTAATGTGAAGGATCAACGAACTTCACTAACACATTGATTCTCTACGGATATCTATTCGTGCGTTGACCACTTCAAGGCGCACGTTAAATTCTGTGAATTGCTGGAACACCCTTAGAGTCCTAGTATAGTGCGAAAGCACGATGAACAAGTTAGGAATTGGGCAATCAGCAGCCAAGCTTTTCGAAAGAGTCGAAGGTCCAACGATCATCCCGTAAGGGAGTAGGTTCCAAGTGGAACCGAAGCGCAGAAATGGAGTCGAAAGGCTTCATATGATATGATCTGAACTAGCATGAAAGTGCTAGAAGAAGGCTAACGACCTTCTGCAACACCATTGCCTGAGTGGGCATGTGTCGTGGCTGATGCGCTCTAAGTCTTTGACTTATAAGCAAATTAGTCGCTACATAACCTAGGCTACAAGAAGGAAGTCCCGGAGCCGCAAAGCTTCGGGACTTTTCTTGGTTCTTTAGAAAACCTCTTTATTAATATACTAGACTGCACTAAATAAGCTGCCCTAGTCGGGAGGTACGTAGATGTCCAGTGTATATTTCTTCTGTGATCTAAGAAAGGGACAGTACTTCTGTTATGTGAACCATCATCCTGTAACGAAGAAACCTATTTACGTAGGGATGGGGATCGACAAGCGTTACTTGCCGCAAGGTCACGAACACCATAATAGAAGATGGAAGCAGCTTTTAGAGAAGTACTTGTTTAAGGATATTCACACATATGTATTTCCTTGTATTTCGAAGGAAGAAGCCTTCTTATGGGAAGAAGAGCTGATACAGATGTTCCGACAAGAAGGTTACGACCTCTATAACATGACAGATGGGGGAGAGGGCTCTAACGGGTTAGTTCAGACACAGGAACACGTCAGAAAAAGAAATACCTCGCAAAGAAGCGAGAGGGCTAGTAAGGTTCTTCGAGAACGTAATGCCTCTGGGGAGATATCAACAGGTCCTGCCAAAGGTGTTTTCAAGCAAAGTAAATCAGCTGTAGAGAAGATTCGTCGTGCAGCTGTGTTAATGCACGCTAGTAGAGACCCTGAGAAAAAGAGGGCGATTCTTGAAAAAATTTCGACATCCAATAGAGGGTACAAGCACTCAGAAGCATCAAAAGAGAAGAACAGAAAGGCTCATCAAGGACGGGTTCACAGTGATGAAACACGTCAGAAGATGACTGAAGCACAAAAGAGAAGGCACGCCGCCAAGAAAGCACTCCTCCAATGCAACACCCCGAACACCCCTCCGAATATGAACCTGAATACGCAGGACACGGATTCGACACAGACACACTAAGTGCCACAGAAAATGTTGAAAAGAACAACCAGGATTAGCCCCACTTAAATGACAACGCCAAACGACATCATAACCCTCGCCCTAAAGAGCGCAGGGGTCCTTGGTGTTGGCCAAACCGCAAGTGCCGAGGACATAAACGACAGTTTCACACTGCTAAACTTTATGCTAGCACAGTGGCAGCGGAAACGTTGGCTGATATGGACACTAGACACCTTCAGCGTGGCGTGCACAGGCGCGCAATCGTATACGGTAGGGCCTGGAGGGGACATTAATTGTCCCCGACCAGATCGCCTTGAGGATGCGTTCTTTAGGCAGAACATTCCCTCGGAGCCCAATGAGATTGACTACCCTTTGGAAATTATTGAGTCAAGGGAAACATACAATAGAATTGCCTTGAAGTCTTTGGGATCATTTCCTTCATACATTTACTACCAATCAGATTTCCCCATAGGCTCCATCTATCCTTGGCCTCTCCCGTCCAACTTGTACCAGGTATTTATTTCAGTAAAAACACAGCTCGCACAGTTCACGACCTTGACACAATCTGTGAGCTTGCCTCCAGAATACTATGCTGCGATCCTATACAACCTGTCAGCAAGGCTGCGGACAGCATTCCAGTTGCCTCCCGACATGTCAGTTATCGGTTTGGCGAAAGAAGCGCTCAATGTTGTTCGTGGAGCTAATGTGCAAATTCCACGACTGCGTATGCCTGTCGGCATTGTTCGTCCAGGCCTGTACAACATCTTCTCTGACCAGATATACTGAGTTTTCAAGTAACCTTCAATCCAACCCCTCAATAGGAGAATAAAATGACCCAAGTAACCTTCCAGCCCGGATTGCGACTCATAGATGGAACAGACCTGAACAATGCTCAGAACTATCCTGTTATCAACGGCAAAATGACGTATTCATCTTTGGGTGGTCGCGTCGGAACATTTACTGCTAACGGTGCGTCTTCTGTTACTGTTGCGAACGCTAATGTGACAGCGAACTCGATGATCTTTGTGTCATTGAACACAGTGGGCGGCACAGTCGGTGCTATCCCTGCGGTCAAAACAATCACAGCGGGAACAGGCTTCACGGTTGCAGGGACGGCGTCTGATACGTCGACCTACAACTACATGATCGTTGAATCTGTTTAAGTATGAAAGGGTAAAACAATGGTCGACATTAGTCGTTTAAAAGACATCGAAAAGAAGCTTTCTAAGCATGTAGAAAAAGAGGGTCAAGGCAGGATGACTGAAAAGGACTTGCGTGATAAAATGGACCATCACTCCATGAAGGCGTTTAATCTGTTACGGTCGACAGACCCTGAGTACAGTCCTGAAGCAGTGCACTTCAGCCAGAAGAAAAAGAACAACCTTGAAAAAGCTGCTGACGCACACATGGACATTGCTGTGAAAAACGAACATATGGCGGATACTTTGGCGGAAGGAAAACGTCTTGTCGACCAGTACAGGCAAGGCTATGCTAATGTTCACGACAAACTAGCCCGCAAAACACCTACCCACAAGGACTAACTAACAAATGGCAAGAATCAACCTGCTTGGTGGAACCTACCAGGCACGGTCGATAATTGCTGATGCTCAAAGATGTGTGAATCTGTTTCCTGAACAGAATCCGGGTGATGATCAAGATCACCCGGTCACGCATTACCTTACACCCGGAACAACCCTCCTGTCTGGCACAACAACGGCCTCATCGGGCCGAGTGCTGGCAGGGCAGATTGCGTCTGGCGGCAGTTTATATGTTGACGGAACATACACGGGTGTTCCTTTAACAGGAGGCAGAGGCACAGGCGCCACCGCTACTATTATTGTCTCTTCTGGAGTAGTCATATCTGCAACAATCACAGCGGGATCCGGGTACCTTGCAGGTGATGCACTTTCTTTCGCGTCATCGTATCTTCCACAAGCTATGGCAACAGCTACCGTCACTACAGGTGGAACAGGTTACGGAACAACTTCCTACATCGGTGAATCGCTTGTAACAGTGACAGGTGCAGGATCAGGAGCTATCGCGAATCTTACCTCATCGGGGGGACACATAACAGCTATAACGATACTTTCCGGTAACGGGGGAGTGGGATATACTGTAGGTGACATCGTCAAGTGGCAAGCCTTCGGAGGAACAGGATTCACAGCAACTGTTGCAACCGTTGCAGGGATTGGATCAGGATTCGTATACACAGTAACAAATGTTTCAGCTACTGCACTTCCAGGAGCATCGCGTCTTGAATACAGGGCTTCTAACGGACAATTTTATCGCGTAGTAGGAACAAACGTCTACAAAGTAGATTCTTCTTGGAACCACATGTATGTAGGTTCGATATCTGTTGGAACAAGCATGTGTTCGATGACGGACAACGGTGTTGTCATAATCCTTGTTGACGGCACAACACAAGGCTATGCTATTGACATGGGAGCGACTTCCTTCGGAGGAGTTCGTTTCGGGACTTCAGGTTCAGGCGGAACAGGATACACGAACGGCACTTACACTAATCAGGAGCTAACAGGGGGCACTGGATTCGGTGCCTTAGCAACAGTTGTTGTAAGCGGCGGCGCAGTCGTATCCGTTCTTGTAACAACGCCGGGATCAAACTATGTTGTGGGAGATGTTCTTTCTATTTCAGGAGCGGGTACAGGATTTACTTTCACTGTTAATTACTTAACAGGATTCAGCCCTATAACAAGTGACGCTTTCTACGGTGCGAACAAA